CAAATCAAAACGTTCTTCTTGAGGCAAAGTTGGCAACTCTGTCTCAAGATTTTAAGGAACAAATGGATGCTCTGCTTGAAGAAAACGCAGACCTCAAAGCAAAATTAGAAGGTTAATATGGCAAAACCATCAACTAGGCAAGGACTTATAGATTATTGCTTGCGTCAACTTGGTGCTCCAGTGTTGGAAATCAACGTGGATGATGATCAAATTGATGATTTAGTTGATGATGCCATTCAATATTTTAACGAACGTCATTTTGACGGCGTTGAAAAAATGTACCTCAAGTACAAAATCACAGAGGATGATGTAAATAGAGGTAAAGCAAAAGGAACTGCTGGTGTAGGAATTGTAACTACAACAGCAAATACTTCAATAGTTGGAACAGCAACTACCTTCAGTTTTTACGAAACTTCCAATTATATTCAAGTTCCCGATTCAGTAATCGGCATTGAAAAGATTTTCAAATTTGATTCTAGTTCCATTTCTGGTGGAATGTTCAGTATCAAATATCAACTGTTTTTGAACGATCTCTATTATTTCAATTCAGTTGAACTTCTTCAATATGCAATGACTAAGACTTATCTTGAGGATATTGATTTCTTATTAACTCCAGATAAGCAAATAAGATTTAACAAGAGACAAGATAGATTATATCTTGATATTGATTGGGGTTCTCAACCAGCAGGAGAATTTATTGTAATCGAATGTTATAGAGCGTTAGATCCTGCATCATTTACCCAAATTTATAATGATAGTTGGATGAAGCAATATCTTACTGCACTCATTAAGAGACAGTGGGGTAGAAACTTGAGTAAGTTCAGAGGAGTTAAACTTCCTGGTGGAATTGAATTAAACGGAGGAGAAATTCTTCAGCAAGCAGAATCAGAAATTGCGGACATCAAAGGAAGAATGATGTCTGAATATGAATTACCACCTCTCGACTTTATTGGATAATGGCTCTTAATCCTTTCTTTCTTGGCGGCACAGCATCTGAGCAGCGTCTTGTTCAGGATCTGGTTAATGAGCACCTGAGATTTCACGGTGTTGAAGTAATATACATTCCTAGAAAATACGTTAATAGAAAAACAATCCTTGAAGAAGTTCAAACTTCAAAGTTTGATGATAACTTTGCTCTCGAAGCATATGTAAACAACTTTGATGGATATTCTGGAGCAGGAGATATCCTTACAAAGTTTGGTGTAAGTGTAAGAGATGAATTGATGCTTACGGTCTCTAAAGAGAGATTTGAAGACTTCATCGCACCATTTATGGCAGGTCAAGATGATGGAACAGATACCAGTGAACTTCCAACATCTACAAGACCAAGAGAAGGAGATTTAGTATATTTTCCTCTTGGTCAGCGTTTATTTGAAATTAAATTTGTTGAGCACGAAGATCCATTTTACCAGTTAGGTAAAAATTACGTTTATATGCTCAAGTGTGAACTCTTTGAATATGAGGATGAACTTATCGATACAACAATCGCTGAAGTTGATACTCAAGTTCAAGATGAAGGATTTATTACTACACTCAATTTGATTGGTGTTGGAAGAACAGCAACAGCAGTTGCACAGATTGCAGGATCTGTACCAAGTGGATATATTAAAGAAATTTTCCTCAATAATGATGGATCTGGTTATACTTCAGTGCCTAAAATTGGAATATCATCATCACCTACAGGACAAGTTGGTGATAATGCAACTGCCGTAGGTTTCCTAACCACAAAAGGTGGTGTTACTGGTCTTGAAAAAATTCTTCTTACAAATGCAGGTGCTGGATATACTGTTGCGCCGACAATCACAATCACTGGAGGCGGTGGTGCTGGAGCAGCAGCAACTGCATCTCTGGTAACTACAGGTCAGGGTGTAATTAGATTCTCTATGACTGATGTTGGTGTTGGATATGGCACCGATGCAAGAGTAACTATTGCCGCACCAGCAGCAAGTGGAATAGCAACAGTTGCTGTTGGTATTGCATCAATGGGTCCTGATGATACTGGTAAGAACTCTGTACAAGCAATCTATGTTCAAGACGCTGGTAGAGGATATACATCACAACCAACTGTTACAATCTCCGATCCAGAGACATTATCTGGTCTTGGAACATATCTGTTTAACGAAATTGTTATTGGAGAAAGATCTAAAACTGAAGCAAGAGTCAAAGAGTGGGATCAAGATACATTCACTCTTAAAGTTTCCAATGTAAGTATTGGATCAACTCAAAAAGGATTCTTCTCTGGAGAAACTATCAAAGGTAAAACTTCTGGAGCAGCATATCCAGTCCAAATTTACAACCATGATGATACATACGATAAATATACAGAGAATGATGAATTTGAATCTCAAGCAGACGACATTTTAGATTTCACTGAATCTAATCCATTTGGACAAGTATAATGTTAGGAACTTATTATTACCACGAAATTGTCAGAAAGACAATTATTGCCTTTGGTACTCTATTCAATGATATCCACATTCGGCATCAGGATGGTGCTGGAAATGATATTACTGATATGAAAGTTCCTCTTGCATACGGACCTAGTCAAAAGTTTTTAGCAAGAATTACCCAACAAGCAGATCTGAATAAAGCAGTTCAGATTACTATGCCTAGAATGTCATTTGAGATGACTTCTATTCAATATGATTCCACCAGAAAATCAAGTTTAGTTCAAACATTCAAAACTTGCGAAGATGGAACAAAGGCAAAGAAGGTGTTTATGCCTGTTCCATATAACATCGGTTTTGAACTCAATGTATTATCCAAGTTGAATGATGATTCATTACAAATCTTGGAACAAATCCTCCCATATTTTCAACCTCATTTTAATTTGACAATCGATTTAGTAGAGTCGATTGGAGAAAAAAGAGATATTCCAATCGTCTTGGAATCAGTTAGTTTCCAGGATGATTATGAAGGAAGTTTTGATACTAGAAGAGCGTTAATTCATACTTTAACATTCACTGCAAAAACTTATCTGTTTGGTCCAATCGCAGATACCAGTGACGGTCTTATCCGTAAGGTACAAGTTGATATGTACACCAATACTGATGTTAAATCTGCCAAGCGTGAGATGCGCTATACGGTTACACCAACATCCAAGATAGATAGAAATGATGATGGTGTAATTAACGAAGCAGATCACAAATTACTTGAACCTGGAGATGATTTTGGTTTCTCCGAAACTACAGAGTTCTTCAGCGATAGTAAGACGTTCTCACCAACAAGAAAAACTGACATCTAATAATTATGAGTAATAATTATGAGTCCATTGACAACGCACTTGATATTGAAAGTAGCATTGTTGAATCCAAACCGATGAAACCTGCTCCTCCAAAAGAGGAGAAGAATGATATTAAAAAAGATTATGAATATACAAGAGCAAATTTATATTCTTTAATTGAAAAAGGACAAGAAGCAATCAATGGCATTATGGAACTTGCAGGAGAAAGTGCAAGTCCTAGAGCATATGAAGTTGCTGGTCAATTAATTAAAAGTGTTGCAGATACCACTGATAAGTTGGCAGATTTGCAGAAGAAATTAAAAGATCTTGAAGAAGATAATACCAAAAAAGGTCCAAACAACGTTACAAATAACGCTCTGTTTGTTGGATCTACATCAGAATTATCAAAACTGTTGAAGCAAGGTTTTCTAAATAATACTGATGAGTCCAAAAAATAATGGCAAAATCCTGTAAAAAAGGTTATTACTATTGTCACACTGATAAAAAGTGTAAGAAGATCCCCAAGGGTTGGCATCTAATGCCTACAGGATACATAATGCGTGATAGTGATCATAAGGACGAAAACAAGGATGAAACCGAGGGCAAGAAAAAGAATGGCAACGGAAATGGTGCAAATGGCAATGGAAATGGGAATGGGGGGTCTAATGGGGGCTCTGATGGCGGAGGAGTTTCGGAATCGAAAGACCACGAAGTTGCAATGGCACAAAGCCAACTCAAAAAGTCAGCAAGAAACATCTCAAAGTTGAGAAAAGCATTAGGTAAAAAGGAAAAAGATATTCCTGCCTGGATGCAAGCAAAGATTACTGATACTGCACACGATACTGATGCTGCTGCTGGTTATGCCGATAAGATGGATGAAGAAGTCATTGCCGAAAAGCGTGATGGTAAGTCTGCCAAGGATAAAGGTTACTCACTCCGTGACTGGTTCAAAGGTGGTGGTTGGGTTCAAGCAGGTGGTAAGTATGATGGCAAACCTTGTGCAAGACAACCTGGTCAAAAAACCAAACCATTCTGCCGTGATGCTGATGATAGAGCAAACATGAGCAAGAAAGAGAGAAGCAGAAGAGCTGCTAAAAAACGCAGAGAAGATCCAAATCCCGATAGAAAAGGTAAAGCAAAAATGGTATCAGCATCTTATTCAAACTGGAGAGCAGAATTAGAACAACTAGATGAAGGACGTTATCAAGGTGGCGGCAAGTTAAGACCCACTGATAAAATCAAGATGGGTGGTGGCGGAGGACTTAAGAGTCTGAATGATATTGATAAAGAAATAAAAGCAAAACAGACTCAAAAGAACTCTTACGAACCACAAGGTGATCTGGTTGATGAGGG